CAGAAACAGGCAACCAAGACCATCACCGACATTGACGTGATGTTTGGCGGCGTCGAGCTGACGGGCTGTAACTGTGAGTCTTGCCGGCCCCCGCGCGGCACTAAGTCAGACGATATCAACGACACCGACATCTACAAGAACAACGTCTCTGAGGTCGCTGTCAAGACGGAGGAGTGGTATCGGGACACCTACACCGACGCGATCGAGCGAATCCAGCAGGGGTCTATGGGCACGCTTTCGGCGGCTGCCTTCATTGAGTCAGCAGCCAACCGCTTTCTTGAGGACGTCTCCGAACCGCTGATCAGCACGTTCCAGGCCGGGTACGAGGCCGAAGCCGAGAACCCGGACTTGGGTGCGTTCGCCGTCACCAGCGACAGGGCTGCCGAGTTGTACCGTCAACACCGCATTGGCCTGTCTCGCACCATCGCCAGCACAGCGCTATCGGACGCACAGAGCGCGGTAGACGCCATCTTGGAACAGGGCTTTGACGAGGGACGCCGGGTCGATGAAATCAGCAGGTTGCTGAGCGAGAAGGTGCCGGGCTTGAGCCGGTCCCGTGCGGAGACGATTGCCCGCACGGAGGTCGCCAACGCCCAGCTTATGGGCCGTCTGGAGGCGTGGGAGGACTCGGAGTTTGTCGAGGGCAAGCAGTACCTTCTGTCCTCCGACCCGTGCCCGATCTGCGAGTACGCGGCCCGCAAGTGGAGCGGAAAGACGGCCGGCCTGCGAGAGCCGTTCCTTGAGGCCGGCGAAGCGATCCCCATGCCGGGCGGAAACACCTACGTCGTCACCCGCGACGTGATGGTGCCGCCCAGCCATCCCCGGTGCCGGTGCTCGATGGCAGCCGTCAGAACAGAAATCACGGAGGACGACGAATGAATCGTCTGAACCACAAACAGGCCACACTGGACACCGCCGGCGGGCGGACGGTGCAGGGCATGATCACCACCGAGCACGTTGACTCCGACCGGGAGGTCGTGCTTGCGGACGGTGTGCAGTTCCGATCCCACGTCCCGTTGCTTGCGGGCCACAACGCCGGCGATCCCGGCCAGTGCATCGGCAAGCTCAGGCGGGAGCCCGTCCGGCGTGACAACGGATGGTTCGCCACCTTCAGCGTACACGAGCGCCACGAGGATCTGTGGGAGAAGGCCCGCGACGGCCTGCTTCAGTTCAGCATCGGGTTTGACGTTCTTGAGTACAGCCCGCCGACGGCAGAGGAGCGGATCAAGTGGCCCGGCTGCGACAACGTCATCCGCAAGTGTCTGGTGGTTGAGACTTCACTGGTGTCGGTGCCGGCCAACGAGCACGCGCTGGTTGAAATGGCGAAGTCCTACCGGATGACGGCAAAGACTTTGGAGTGGCTGACGGGCAAGCGGGCGGACACGCTGATCATCCAGCCTGCCCGCAAGATCGAGGTGGTTAGCAAGCCGACTCAGATTGTGCTAGAATAGATCAACGTAGGCCCGGCTCTAATGCCCGGCAGGCCCGCACCCGGTGAACCCGGCTCTGCCCGCTCTGCTTCGCAGCTAGATGACCCCGCCTGAAACACAAGTTTCAGAAGACAGGGGTTATCACATGGCAACCGCGCAGAAGGTTGCCGGCTTCAAGGGCCTCCTCAAGCTCCTCCGTGACGATTACGGCTACGAAGGTGGCGACACGGTTGATGAGGTTCTTGCCTACGCCGGCGAGATTGAACTGAACGTTGGGACCAAGGCGTCCCTGATCCGTGCTCACAAAGAGTACATGCGAGCGAACGTCGAGGCCAACGAGGCCGGCGGCCTGAGCATCGAGCTGGAGCCCGAACTGGAGGCCAGCGAGGACGAGCCGGACGAGCAGAAGATGGACGACGAGGACAAGCCGGCCGACGAGAAGGCCGCAAAGTACCGCGCCGCCAACGAGAAGGCCCGCACCGAAAAGCGACTCCGCGAGCTTGAGGACAAGATCCGAAACGGCGGCGGCGTGTCTTCGGTCAAGCTGCCCGGCCAGAAGTCGTGGGAGATGGCGAAGGCTCGCGGCAAGGCCGGCCTCGCCGATGCCGAGTCGGCGTACATCATGGGCAACATGGTTCTTGCCCAGCTTGGGGACAAGGCGCCCGAGCGTGCCGAGAAGGCCCGCAAGGAACTCAAGGCGTGGGGTCAGAAGACCAACACCACGCTGAACGTTCCCGACGGCTCGGCTCTGGTGGACACCGAACTCCAGCGCCAGATCTGGCACTACCCGAACGCCTTTGGTATCGTCCGCGATTACGCTGAGGTCGTGCCGATGAACTCGGCCGACGGCAGCATCCCCAAGGGCTCCACCGATGACGGCGGCGGGTACGTCGGCTACTGGAACGTCGAGGGCAACGCCCCGACGCTCTCAGACCTGACGTTCGCCAACATCCACCTGTACGCCCGCGAGCTTGCCGTCCTTGGCAAGATCAGCCGAGCCCTGATGGACGATTCGGTCATCAATCTCGGTGAGTACGCTGCCCAGCGCATCTCGGAAATCATCCACAAGAAGATTGACGACGCGGCTTTCAACGGCACGGGCACTTCTGCCTACGGCGGCATCAACGGCATCCTCAACCAGTTCGGCACGGCGGCAACGACCGACAGCCGCTCGGTGACGGGTGGCGGCACGGCGACGGCGACCACCGAAGCCAACGTGCGGTCTGTCGTCAGCAAGCTGCCCAGCAAGTACGTTTCGGGTGCGGCCTGGTACGGCCACCGCGCCCAGATCGTCAACATCATCGACCGGCTCGCCGCCAGCATCGCCGGCGGAATGACCTACAAGGAGGCGCAGGGCGAGGGCCTGTCGCCGTTCTTCCTTGGCTTCCCGGTTGTTGAGGTTGAGGTGATGCCGTCCGCAGAGGACGCATCGGGCGACCAGGTTGACCTGCTGTTCGGCAACCTGGCCGCCGCGTGTGCGATGGGCTCCCGTCAGGATCTGTCCATCGAGTTCAACCAGCACCGCTACTGGGACGAGGGCAACATTGGCGTTCGCGGGTCCACCCGTGTCGCCATCAACGTCCACGAACTCGGCAGCACGACAGAGGGCAGCCCGCTCGTCGCGCTGTTCCAGACCTAATCAGGGGGTATTGAAGACATGGAACGTGTAAGCGAAATCAAGACGGTGCTGGTCGCTCCGACCACTACCCTCAACTCTGGCGGCACCGCCAACATCAGCGGCGTGGACTCCACGATCGACACGCTGGGCTACGACTTCCTTCAGGTCGTCGTGCTCACCGGGACGATTGCCAGCGGTGGCGAGGTGTCTGTGTTCAAGCTGCAAAGCTCGGACACCGACGGCAGCTACGTTGACTACACCGGCGCGACTGTCGGTGCGGACGCTGCGGGCGACACGGATGATGACGGCCGACTTGTCATCAACGTGGACCTTCGCGGCAAAGAGCGGTACTGGCAGGCGGTGGTCTCCTGTGACGAGGCGGCCAACACGCCGGTCACGGTCATCGCCAATCTCGGCAAGGCTGACACCTCGCCGGCGGCCGACAGCGACCTGATCGCTGTTGCCTACGCCTGACCTCCTTCCCATCCACGCTTCCCACCGCTTTGCGGCGGTGGGGGCGTTTCAGGGAGGTACGGCAATGCTCGTGAAGATCCTCTATCCAGGTGCTGTTGTCCGGGTGGACGACGCGGAAGGCCAGCGGCTCGTCGCTGAGCGGTATGCCGTGCCCGCAGACTCCAAGACCAGGGTTGATCCGGCCCCCCCACGCCATCTCGTTGACCGGCTCCATCGCAAGGGGTGTTGCAAGCATGAGGGCGAGAACTGATGGCACTGGCGACAGCGGCGGATTACAAGCTCAGAGCTGGTGTCAGCGGTACAGATTCCGACGCCCTGATCACGGAACTGATCGCGGACGCGACTGCGGAAATCTCCCGCTACTGCGGCCGCGAGTTGGAGTCCGCCACTGTCACGGACGAGTACGGCGATGGCGCTGGAGAGCCGTACCTGCTCGTCAATCGCTACCCCGTGACATCGGTTACAAGCATCGCTGTCCGCAGCGGCGACTCAACGTACACGACGCTGGCCGCGACGGACTACGAGATTCGGGGCGACGGCTCCGCAGGCGTCATCGACATCGTTAGCTCGTCCGCGCTGTGGAACATCTCTGGCCGGTGGGGCGACGGCGGCGGGTTCGGCGGCGATCGCGGCGGGCGGCGGAACAACAGCTACAAGATCACCTATGTCGGCGGCTACTTGTCCGGCACCCATGACACCGAGTTGCAGGCGCTCAAGGCGATCGTCTGCGACATGGTTGCGGCGATGAGCCCGACCGACCCGGCGGCTAGGGCCAACAGCAGACTCTACCAGAGCGAAAACGTCGGGTATCAGTCGTGGACCTACCGGCCGGCGTCGGAGGTTCTGAGCCAGTTTGAGGGGAGGCTGGACAGGTTCAGGAGGGTGAGCCTGTGAGCCGAGCACTACCGCAGAGGATCAAGCTGAGCACGTACACCACGACACGCACGACGGGCGGGCAGGCGAAGCGGACGCTTTCGTCAGAGTCGTTTGTTGACGGCAACCTCCAGCCGGACACGTCGGCTGAGGTGACGCTTGCCAACGTACAGGCCGGCATCGTCACGGGCAAGCTGTATCTGGACGCAACCACATCGGTTAACCACGAGACAATGAGGGCTGTTGACGAAGACCTAAACGATTGGGAAATCGTCGGTCCCCCCGTCAACGCGGCCCGCGCCCGAACCCAGTGGGTGCCCGTTCGCAGGAGGCTGCGGACATGAGCGTTGAATGGAATGGCGGCGAGTTTCTTGCGGCGATGCGTCAGGCTGTGGCAAAGGGCCTGACGGAAACGGCGTTGGCGGCCGAGAACATCGCTCGCCGGAAGATGCCGCCCGCCCCCGTCGCGGTCAAGACCGGCGGCAAGGGGGGCACGGTGTACGCAAAGGCCCCGAACTCGTCGGACCCGCTTGGATACCCGGCCCACAGAACGTCGGCACTTCGCAACTCGCTGACAACATCGGTGGCAACGCCGGACAACCTTCGGGCGGCGTTCGGCGTGTTCGACGGGGCGAGGGGGCCTGGCAAATTCGTGCTCGGACAGGGCGCTAGAGGCTACCCATCCTACCTTGAGTTCAAGCCCGTCAGTCGGGGCGGCAGGCGATGGGCTCGCCGAACGATCAACGAGAACGTGGAGCTGCTGGCGGCAACCTTCCGGGTTGCGGCCAAGCGTGAGTTTGCGAGGGCGGCCCCGCGATGAACACCCAGCGACTTGTGAAGGCGATGTTGGACCGGGTTGCGTCAGACCCAAGCCTGTCTATCCAAGACGCCAACATTCACGTCGGGCAGGTGCCGGACTTCCGCGCCCTCAACATCGACTCGGCCCCGCAGCTCTACGTCAACTTTGCCGGCGGGGCAAACGTGGACGACAGCGGCGGGTCCATGATTGAGTACTTCTTTGACCTGACGATCGTGGGCAACCGGAACGCAGAGACGGACGACGAGGTGTGGATCGCCCGCGACCGCCTGTTCGGCAACGCATCGTCGTCCAACGGGTTTACGCCCACCTACGGGCTTCACCGCCACAATTTAGTCGTGACATCGGCATCCGACACGGAGGCCCTAACATGTCTTTACGTAGATGAGTCGGTCGTTGCAACAGACGACCCGGATAACTTGGTGGCGCACTCCATGAGGTTTCGCGTCCTAGTGAGGTCGGTCTAATGGCAGTTTCATTTATTCGCAAGGGCATCGTGACAAGCTGGTCCGGCCTGCCCATTTCCGGCCTGCTCCACCAGGCAGCGACGTTCACCCAGGCGGCGGACGACGTGAACTACCCTGAAAACGCGGCGGGGCTGCTTACTTCGGTGGATTCGCTGCGGACGGTGACGGGCACCATTGATGGCCTGCTCCCGACGCCGGAAATCGGCAACGCGGGCGCTGTGGCCTACAGCGACGGTTACGCGGCCAACGTTCAGTCGTGGTCCATGAACATCAACGTGGCTGCGGTTGATACCACAGCGTTTGGCGGGTCGGGGCTGAGCACCCGATACCGAACCTTCATTCCGGGCAACTACGAGTGGTCGGGCACCTACAGCGCCATCGTTGACGACGCCACCAAGCTCGAAGAGGCCGGCGAGGACACGGCCGGCGCTGCGACGTTTACGCTCAGCAGCGGCGACACGCTTGCCGGCAACATCTACACCACCCAGCTCTCAGCACCCCTGACCATCAACGGTCTCGCTGTGGCGACGTACAGTTTTCGCGGGTCGGGTGCACTGACGGCGGTGGGCACCAACAACATCATCACGGCCGGTGCCCCGATCGCCCTGCCATCCGCCTCCACGCTGACGTTCCAGTACGCGGAGAACAACACCGACGGCGAAATGGAGGTCTCGGCCTTCTGGACATCGCTGGGAGTGACGGTGACGCCGGGCGACATGACGCGGGTTCAGGTGGGCTGGCAGGGTACTGGCGCGGTCACGAACAACACGCCGGCGGGGGCGTGATTAGTAGGTGTGGAGGTTTCGTATCACCACAAGCGACACAAGCACAATCGCAACACCAAGGACGATTGCTGTTCCAACAATCGCTTCCCGTGATTGTGCGCGCCGATGCTTTCGCATGGCTTCGGTAGCAGCGTGTTCTATCTCGTTCTTGGTGATGGTCATGGGGGATCCTCGTGACTAGCGGTTCCGAACTGGGCAAAGCGTTCGTTTCGATCAGCGCCGACACCGGCGACCTAGAGGCAAGGCTATCAGAAGCTGAGGGCCAAGTACAGGAATTTGCCGACAGTGCCGAACGTGAGGCAAACAGGTCGGCAAGCGGGTTTGGCAAGATTGGCGACTCGGCCGAACGGTCTTCCAAAAAGGCGCGGCGTTCGTTTGGCGAACTGTCGGAGGAACTGCAAACCACCGCCTCTAGGCAGGTCGGGGTTATTACCGGCTTTGCCGGTATCGCAGCGGCTATCGGCGCGGTCAGCATTGGATCCTTCAAGATGGGGCAGGCCATTCGGGCCGCGTTTGACAACGCCCGCGCGGACAAGTTTCGGGAGTCGGTCGAGGGATCAGCGGACGCTATCGACGATGTGGCTGCGGGCCTGCGGGCGGTAGGGCAGGAACAGAAGCCTGTTGCCGACTCGTTCCGGGCGGTCCTTGAAACTGCAAGAGAAACCAACAAGGCCATTGCTGATCAGGCCCAGGCAGCCGTTGAGAACCGCAACATATTTGAGCAGTTAGACGATACGCTGCGCTTCGGACTCGACGGCTTTTTTGGTAGCCGATCAACGATTCTTGACGAGGCATCGGCTGAGCTTGAGCGCACGGGCAAGGCGCAAGCACGGGCGTTGCGAGACGCGAGAGACGCGGCGGCCCGTGCTAACGATGAACTGTTGGAGTCCGCCCAGCGAAGCATCCGTGACACGCTTGACCCACCCACAGAGCTGCAAACCCAATACCGAGAAATCAGCGAGGACATTGCTCAGCTCGAAGCCAGGCTTGCAGACGCGAGCGAGGGACAGAAGCAAAGGTTCCGTGACACTATCGCCTCGCTGAAAGAACTACAAAACGAGCTGAGCCGTCGCACTCTTGTTGACATTGCGCAGGCCGAGCAGGAGCGCCTTGCGGAAATAGACAGGGAGGTGCAACAAAGGGCTCAGGCCCTGCGTGACGAGGCGGAAACCATCCGCCGGGAGGCCCTTGACCCGATACAGCAACAGGTTCTGTCGGCAGAGGATCGCATCGGCGAGCTACAGGAGCTTCTGCAAGACAACCCGGCCAGCGAACTTAAGGACGCGATTGTTGCCGCTATTACCGCGCAAAGCGAAAAGCTCGACCAGATCCGCCGCGAATCCAAAGAGCAGTCCGAAGCCCAAGCCCGCGCAATCGTAGACGGCTACGAGCGGGTCACGGAACAGCAGCTCTCCAGATTCGGACTTGACCAGGTGTTTAGCGTGCTCTCAATCGTCGCGCAGAATACGAGGCCCGACTGATGCCCACGCTGCAACTAGAAGAACTGGCACGCGGCACGCGGCTGTCTGACGAACGCACCGGCGAGGAAACGGGCATCGTCCGATACCGGGCGTACCTAGTTGAAAACGGATCGCAGGTGAAGGGCAGCCCGTTTACGCCGCAGCTCCTCAAGGGCAATGCGTCCTATGTGGACACAGTGAAGGCCCAGCAGCCGCCGCCCGGAACGTCGTTTGACCGCTTTGACGTTCAGCAGTTCGGATCGTCGTTGTACGACCTTGAGGTGGTCGTCTACTACAGCAAGAACGGGCGGTATGGTGGTCCGACTACAGACGACGGCGGCGCTGGTGACGAGCCGACCTACTCCGTCAGCAGCACCACCGAGCTTCGACAGTTCACCATCCCGGTGCCGTCGGTTCAGCAGCTTCTTGTGCCCGGAGTCACGGAGCCGCTGGACTCGCCAGGCCTGCGGGCACAGGCCGACACCACGCCTATCACTACGATTAATCTGAATGTGAGGCTGGACACGTACAACGTCGGCATCCAGCGGGTCATCAACGAGAAGGTAAACCAGCTCCACTACATCTCCGGCGGGGACGGCACCTTCAAGCTGTACCGATTCAAGGGCGCAAAGAGCATTCGCAACGAGGGGTCGTTCTTTAGCTGTCGGTACGAATGGGAGTACGACATCGGCAGCCCCGCCCGCCAGTGGAACGCCGACGGCGGGCCGCGTGTGTTCGGCAAGATCGGCGCACCGCCAGAGGAGTACTACCCCGTTCCGCAGCTTGGACCAGTCACATTCAACAACGGCGTCGGATGGTGGCGTCCGCCATACTTCCAGGTCGGGGCCGGCGACGAGGAGTTTGAGTACACGCCCCCATTCTTCACACAGCCGGTGACGCTGACCCGACCGGCTCCCGTCCTGTTTGTTGATGGCTTGCTGGATGACCTTGTGGGCCACCTGTCGCTGCCGGGGGTGTCGTAGTGGACACCCTTACCCCTAACGACTTCGGCGAAACACAGAGCTTTGAAGCGCTGATTACCGGCGTCTACTACGGCACGGTCGAGGCGACGGACGAGACTGATGACGTACCCAGCAACGTGTTCTTTTCGCTGCTGCTGAAGACGCCAGGCGGGCTTCAGCCGGTGGAGCGGGCGCAATCGGTCTCGCCGGTCCCGGCCGACGGCGATTTGAACTGGGGCGCGTACCCGTCACGCTACGTGGGCAAGGTGGTCCCGGTTCTGCGAGCCGGCAACCGGATCTATCCCGTCATCCCTTGGATGCCGGCCACCACTGAATGCGAGGGCAATCCGTGAGTTCTTTTGACGCCAGATCACCGCTTGACGACCTGTTCCGGGCTGTGCCGACCTTTGGCTTGCCGATCGACCTGAACAACGACGGGGCCACCGTGCAGTTCAAGCATGAAGGCTGCTCAACCGGCACCATCCAGATCGCACAGACCGACGGCGCTTCGGGGACTTGGGTGCTGACGGTGGAGCAGTCAAACGATGGCACTAACTGGGTGGCAAGGTCGCCATCGCTTACTTATAGCTCGTCTGGCGTTCAGACGGGCATAACATTGGTCACGACATACACACGGCTCCGAGTGTCCACGCCGCAGGGCGCGGCCGCTAACGCCACTGTGTCAATGAGCGCGAGGATATGATATGGCAACCCTGACGGGCGGCAACGCAAGCGGAAGTCTGATCGCCGATACGGGCACCCCGTCGGCGGGCGACATTATCATTGTCCGAGAGGGTGCCGCCAACTACACAAGCGGGCTCGATTTTAGCGCGGTGGAACTGGCATCTTTTAAGGTGCTGTCTAGTTACACGGGCACGATCGGCAGCAACGGTACGGCCCTGCAACTTGATTTGGCAAACTCCGCTCAGAGTCCCGGCCTGTTTGAGTACAACTCGGCGGGCAACGCGGCCTACGTCGCACCTACGTCAGAGATTCAGACCGCCCGCATCTACAACACCGGCCCGACCGGGCTGTTCTTCACCGACGGAACGGTGACGAGTCTTGAGGTTGCCGGAGGCCGGGTGTCTGCCAACGACCAAACCGACGTTATCGCGGCCGTGATGACGGCGGGCCAGCTGTTCCTGTCTACTCACTCATCGCAGGCGGTGGACACGCTGACGGTGTACGGGGGCAACTGCACCTGTGAGCGCGACATCGGCACGGCGACGGTTCACGGCGCCCTGACGGTGAACGATTCCAGCGTTACGCCCACGACGGTCAACGTCGGGCCGGGCGGTACGTTCCGTCACATCGGCGGCAACATCGGCACGCTGACGGCTGAGCCAGGAAGTACGGTGGACTTCTCGGGCCTGTCTGATGACATCACCATCACGACCGCCAACCGCTACCCTGGCGTCAACTACATCCCGCCCCCGCAGGGGATCACGGTGACGGTCAGCACGCCCAACGAGTTCCTTGGTGCTGGGACGTTTGCGACCTGATGAGACTTGGACGGTCTGGCGATGGGCGGCTGTTCACGCGCGACGGAAAGTTGTGCGTTGGGTGTTGTGGTCCAGGATTGCCGTGCGACCCAATCAACCGATGCATTCCGTACGAAGACGACCTTGGGTGCGTCATTGATTTTGGCGACGCTTTTGAGAGGTGGCGCGTCGGCATTGAGGTTCAGGAGTTATTTTACGAGGTAAACCATATCCTGCGCGGTTCAAACAACGGGAGGG